CTTTTGACCAAATACTGCAAGAACGTTCTCTAGAGTACCTTCTGCCATTTCTGTTGAAATTTGAACCTGCATAGCAGACTTGAACAGTTTAGCTGTATCTAGCAACTGGTCAACAGTTACTGAATCGTATGTTGGTTGGTAGCTGATCTGAAGACCGTTATTTGTGTAACCTACGTTGCGGTAAGCTCCACCAATTGCTGGTGTTCCTTCTGTAGGTGTTGCTGTTTGAGTAGCACCTGTTGTTGTTAAAACTTTATTTAGTGTTGTAGTATAAGACTCTCCTGATGAGAATGCTGGTACATAACGATTCTTTGATGCAACGAAAGCATTTGATGCGCCTGCGTCCATGCTTGAATCATAACCAGAAACTGTTGAATCTTCTACTGACAAAAATAGTGGTGATGCGCCAACAAGAATATTCTTAGCGTCACCTGTATTTTGATATGCCATAATTGTATTGCCTCCTGATTTCATGAAATTGATATATATATATTTGGCTGGCTAGGCCCTTTCCTCTGTTCTAATTTTACTCTACTAAAGTATAAAAGGCAAATTAGGCAAATCTTCCTTGGCCATTAGTTATTCTTGAGTACTTTACCTCTAATATTACATCTGCTGCATAGAATCCTTGTATTTCTTCTGATGGGGCTGTAGATGATATGTCTGCTATATGGATGCTATGGAACTTAAATTTATCTGACAGCCCCGCCCATTTATTGACATCCTTTGCAGACTCATCCATTCTTCTAAACTCATCAGTTAGGAAGTTTCTTATTTCAACAATATCAAGGAGATCTGGTGAATATAGGGTTAATAGTATCTGTTCGCAACATATCATCCAGTTGTTCTCATAAGACATTCCTATCTTATCGTAGACTATGTGCTTCTTGCCGCTCAAAAATTGATTCATTTCTGGCTGTTGCTGAACTGGGACAATTGGAACAAGCGTCTCATTTAGATTATCTGAGTAATAGTCTTCTTCATCAAATATATTAAGGGATGTAAGTCTACTCCATAAAAATTTTCTTATTTCAAACATTGCATCTAATTTATAATTAGCCATTTACTAACCTCATAAATGCTGCTGATGTTGCAGCATCTGCCTCATTTGCTAATTCATTAGCAGAAAATTTATATTTAACTGATTTAACTTGTGCTGGAACTCCTAATGCTTTAGATAATGAAGAGTTAAAAAGCTTTTGAAATCCCGATTTTTTAATAGACATATTTACTAGCTGTCCAGTAAAAAAATATCTGTATGCGGCAAAGAAAGAGTTTTTAGTTGCTACCCCTCCTGGCTTTCTGACAGTAACAGATTCACCTTTTGGCATAAATACAGTATACCCATCTACTTCAAATACCAATCTTTCTGAAAATCTTGGAGCAATAACTACTGTTTTGCCCTGCTCCATTATCTCAGCTTTTTTAACAAAGACATGCTTATTGTTAGAGTTTTCAGATGGTACGAAAGATTTAGAATCTATTAATTCATAATTAACTTTTAGGGATAGCCCATCTGCTGGAAGTTTTTTTAATTTAAATAATCTTGCTTGATCATCTCCAATTCTGCTCCATTCATAAACATGGTGAAAAGATTTTGGGGATGTTCTTGCTTTTGCATCAATATAGTCTGCAAAATCAACTTCAAGCTGATCAAATATTACATTTCTAAATGCTGTTTGAAATTGAGAATTAGATGCGAGCTTTGCCATAACATTTGTCTTGTAGAATAAAGCTGCGGATATCTGAGCAACAGTACTGTCTTTTATTGCGCCACTCATTGGCTTATTAGACATTAAGTTAACTAATCCGCTGGCTGCTTTAATTGCTAAGATTTCAGATGCCAATTTGCTGGTTCTCCGCTCTTTGTAGTGATGAGTTATATCCAACTACATTTCCAAATGGATCTGCTATTGGGGTTGTTCCTATAACATCAAATACAGTATCTGTGTCGTTTGGATAATTTAATTCGTACCAGATTGGATTCCCATTAACATCTCTTATATTTTTAATTTTGTCTCTTGCAGTTAATCTTTCAGAAGTTCTAGCTTCAATAAATTGAATATTAGAATATTTACTTGAAAATTTTTGAGTATCATTTGATCTATTTTTGCTATTTGTTATTACACCTCTAGCATAACAATTTATTGTTTTAATATAAGAAAACTCTCTAATCATTGCACCAGTATTTAAATCTTGCCGTTCTGATTGACGATAGATATCCATTTTCATGGTCATTAAACCATCAACTAAATCAAACATTACACTAATACCATTTGGGTTATAACATAATCTGTTAAAAGTTTATCTGCATAAGAAGATCCTGTTCCGCTAAAAGCTTCAGAAGAATATTCAAAATCCCAATCTGTTGTAGATATTTTTTTAACATATCTATCTCTCCACACGCGATCTTTTGTAAAATACATTTTCATTAACTCTACAGCTGCATCACGAACTTCATTTGGAATATAATCCCATCCAAATCGTGCATATACCTTATAACCCTTAGATCTTCTAAAAATATTTGAATCAACATCATTAATTGAAGGAGGCACCATTCCATTTGCAATATATACATCATTATTAATTCCATAAAGTTGATTTATTTTTATTCCAAATCCACTTACTGTTTTTTCAACAAGTAGTCCTAAATTATTAATATTGTTAATATTGTCTATCAATAATTCATCATTAGAATACAATGTGTGCAAAAGGTTGATTTTTTTTGTTAAAGGTAACGTATTTGAATCATTTCCTATTGTAAAGAAAGTATCGTCATGCAAATAAAACTTTTGTCCAGTATGTCTTTCAATTAAATTTCTAGCATATCTTTCAGCTAACTTTAATTCTTGATAAGTTTTATAATTGGGATCATTTGAATCTGACCCAAGTCCCATTTCTTGTGCTGCTTCCTGCAAGTCAACATAAGGAGTAACAATATCAAGATAAGTAGTATTTGAATAAGATTCTGAATTATATTGCCAATCCCAAACCAACTTAAACTTTCTGTTTCTTGTTGTATATTGTATTGGAAGATATACAAGAAATGATCCTTGATCTACTTCGCTTGCCTCTGCTGTGACAGTAGCAACGATTGTTGACTGGCTAATCTGTGGAGAGATAACTGGATCTCCAGTTATGTCGTAAAATTTTACAACTACTGAGGAGCTAGGCGTAATAGCTTCACCTTTTACGTAAAGCTTTGTTGTTGCTGCCGTGCTTGTGTTTTGGTATATCTCTGCCATGTGTTAGGCTTAGTTGTAGTACTCCTGTACTTCTCTAGGTGTAGCTAATCTAAACCCTTCCTCCTTATCAAAAATTTCTTGAGCCGCATCGGGCTTCATCGCTACAAATGGGTGAGCTTGGGTAAAAGTAAATCCAAGCGCATCATATCTGTAATTTGATCTATCCATCTTTACTAAAACCATATCTTCATCAAGCTTTTGATTTGGATCTAATCTAGGAAGAATTTCATCTGAATCTTCTTTTGCATTTTCTATATTCTTAAGTGTGCCTTGGTATACTGACCAAGTTACTCCTTCTTCTGAAAGTGATGCAATTATATCTGCTTTATTTTTTAGGCCGTCCACATCAACTGCGAAATCCGCTGCTAATGCTTTTAAATCTTTGACCTTAAGTGTGTCAAATGACATATATACTCCTTTGGTATGTATACAAATTATAGCACTATAAAATTAAAATGAAAAGCCCCTAAAATTAATTAGGGGCCTTTCCAGCAAGTTATTTCTTAAATTAAGAAGCAACCTTAACGTCTTTAACGACTACCCATGCATCTGCCTGCTCAATTTGGGTACCAACACGAGTATACATTGTATATTCGATTGAGTCCTTCTTTGGCCAGAAGAAGCGATAAACAGTTACATCACGCTTGATACCAATAACAACGTTATTTGGGAATGTCAAGTGGACGTCTCCGTGCTCTCCTGTTGGTGTTGCATATGAACCAGTCTGAGTTTCTTTTAGTAGTGGAACTTCAACAATTGGAATACCAAATGCGAATGGAGCTACATACCCTGCTGGACCACCTAGACCAGACTGTTCGCCACGGATAATACTTGAAGCAATATCTTGTGGGTTAACATTCTGGATGTTCTGTGATGTTGAATACAAGTAGTCTTGAATTAAGTTTGAGCCTGCAAGGAAGCGAAGGTCTGGACGACGTTGCTTATACTTACGTGGCATAGCCTTAAGAGCCTTGTTGAAGATGTCACGGGAAATTGCTGCGCCCGCTCCAGCTACTACGTGACCGTTTGCCTTTGCAATCTTGACAATACCGTCGAATGCCTTATAAAGGTTATCTCCACTTAGAGCTGTGTTACCGTTAAGGACTACGTCCTCTAGGTCGTTACCAGCCTGTGTTGCCATAAGTCTTGCAATGTGATCTTCTAGATCAGCACCTTCAATATTGTCTTCTAGAGACTCAGTTGAAAGTTCCCAATCTAGGCGAAGTTTCTTTGTTGTGAGAGAAATCTTTGAGAACTGCACTGCTGCATTTGAGCCAGTGTTCTCGGCTTCGGTTGCAAGCTTCATAAGCTTTTCACCAACGCCAACGCGATCAATCTCTGTAGTGTCAGCTCTCATTCGAACTGTACGTGCTACCTTACCGATTACTGTTGCATCGAACATGTAATCTAGGAATCTTGCGGATTGCTCAGGATTGAGCAAGCCTCCCTTACCCTCGGAACCTACGTGAATTCCGTCGGTAGGGTTTGCTGAGCCTACCATGCTACCTGTTAAAGTAGAATTGGCCTCAGCTGCTTTTGCTAATAGTTCATTACTCATTAGTTTTTCACCATACCCTTATTTTGTTAATTCGCTAACGGAACCGAGGAAAGTGCCGTTCCATTTTGATTTTTTGATTGTTACTCCAGCTGACCCGCCAAGGTCAGAGGACTTCTTAATTGCAGTGTCTGATTCTACTGCGTCTACTCTTTTTTCAACTGTGTCCATTATAGACTTAATTGAATCAACTGCTGTTGAGAGTTCTGTGTGCTTTTCTGCTAATTCTGAAATTCTCAAATCGACATTCTTGCTAAAAGCTTCGACTGTCTCCTTGATTGTTGAAACCTGAGCAGCGTTTGCCTCAGAGGCCTTTTCCAAAGTCTCTGAGAAGAAACCCTTAAGGTCGCCTAGCATTTTAACAAAGTCAGGTGATTCCTGAGATGTTAGTTCTGCTGATTTTTCCAGAACTTCGGCAGAAGTTTCTTCAGCTACAACTTCAGCAGACTCTTGTTCTACTGGGGCAACTTCTTCAATAATTTCTGCAGGTGCTTCTGGAGCTACTGCTTCTTCTACTACTGGAGTTGCTTCTGTTACATTAAGCTTTTCCACTTCATTTCCTCCTTCTGCAATTGCCGTATTTATATTTTGTGTTTCAGGCAATGTTTGCAATCTTGATCTACGTGAATCAAGAATCTTTTCTATTTCTTTTCCTTTGTTTACGTCGTTTGACTCGACCCATCCAATGAGCTCTGTCTTTTTTCCAGTAACTGGAGACAAGTATTCTGACTCTGTTGACATAAATACAGAGTCGCTGTCTGCACAATAAAAAATATTTTCCATTTTAACATCTGCTGCGATGCCTTTAAAAATCATTTGTCCGTTTACTTTTTCAATAGAAAAAATATTACATAGTTCGTTTGCTGGTGAATCAACGATTGATAGTTCAACTAGTGCATAATCTTTAATAAATCTTACTGATGCTCCTGTTGATTTGTTTACTTCGTTATCCGATTCAAGAATCTTTCCGCCGATTGAGAAACCAGTTAGGGTTCCGTCTAAAACTTTCTCCCATGTATCCTGAGCGCCTTTTGAAATGTATGCATCAACGTAAACTCCGTTGTAAAATTCTTTTGTTATTGGGTCGTAAAAAGTTTCTGGTCTAAATGAAGCAACCTTGCCAACTGCAAGTGGCTGATGCATTTCTCTTAAGTTTCCTCTGAAACCTTCAAACGCTTTCATGCTTGCTTCTTGTGTAACGACGTCACCAGTCTGATCCAGGTTGTCTAATGTTGCAAAACCTGAGACTGTTCTTTTTTCTCGATTGACCTTAGTAAACGGAACAGCTAAATTAATAGCATTTCCATTTGAAGACCAATGTGACTTTTCGATAATCATATGTTATATATTATAGAGATTATTGTATCAAAAGGCAAATAAGTAGTTGAGTAGAACTAGTTGACTTGTCTTCCATCTCCTTTTGCATTTCTGCCCTCCCCAGATTTATCTGGGGAATTGGCTGACCTTTCTTGGTCACGAGTTCTGCTTTGGGTAGCCTGGGCTTTAATTTCTGCTGCCTGAGCTGCAAGATCTACTGGTATGTCCCCTCCATCTCTTGGAATCATTCCCATTCTTACTCGAATTTCATTAGGAGTAATTACCTGGAATCTCAAATATCTTTCATCAATTTTAGATTGAGTATCTGCATCAGTAAGACTTAATTCATTAAACTTAAGCTCTAAAGCATCTGTCATTTCCTGAATTATTTTATTTAATTTTTTCTCTAAAATATCCTGCGCTGGGGCGCAAACTTGTTCTTTAAATGTTTTATCTGCATCTCTAGCATTTGCCAAGGATACGCCAGTTGCAGTTCCAATTTTATTAATTGGAACTCTGTGAGCCATCAATATTTCATCCCTATTAGATTGACGATATATATTAAACGAAGACTCTTGAGACCCTGCCTCAATTGGCTCCATCTTAAATTCAGTTTTTGAATCTGGAGAATCTGGAGGAAGGGGAATATATAGCGATCTATGATTTTTTCCTCTTAATCCAACCTGGAAAAACTCAAGCAATTTTCTTTCTGATTCTGCTGAAAGCTTTGCGCCCTTTACTGTAATAATATATCTTGGTACAGCTTTATTTTCAAAATAATCTAAGTTATATTTTCCAGCAAACTCATTACCAGCCATAGCATTTTGTGCTGCAATTATATCTGGAATGCCATAATAATTATTTTTTGGAGTATATTTTTTTAGATGAATAATTTCATTTGGTCTATCTTCTTGACCAGCTATTGGATTTATAGTTTTGGTATCTCCAAAATTTCTAAAGAAAACGGCTTTTCCATATAGCAATTGTATAAAACCGTCTCTGAAGCGTCTTACACGCATTGTCTTTGAAGGTACATGTCCTATGTACCCAATCTTGCCAGTAGTGGTTCTACCGACCTCCAGATACCCATTACCAGTAGCTTCTACATCGGTATAGAACTTGATAAGAGTTTCTTTAAAGGTTTCATCTTCATTACAATCTTCAAGCCATGCATGAAGATCTTGTTTAATTCTATTTAACTTTTTTCTTGCGCGGTCTAATTGCTTTTCATCTTCAATTGCATCTAGTGCATCTGTAGTCTTTTTTGATTCAATAAAATCAAAACCTAGACCTACAATATTAGAAACTTTTGCATTAATTGCAGCATAATTATATGGAGAAATTTCATAAATAGTTGAAAGATAATCTAAATTATATTCTGGTTGAATTAAATCAAACGTGGCGTATCCGCTAACTGCTTGCTGAATTTGAAGTTGCTGACTTACTGCTCCATCTTTTCCTACAAAGGCTTTTTGAATATCTCTAGAAACTTTTCTTCTAAATGAAGCACCAAGTCCTGAAAGCTTTAATATTTCTTCAGCATCCATATCAAATACATCATCAGATTTTTGAGTTGTTGGATTATTAAATCTCATCCAATCAGCAACATTAGATATTTCTATGCTATCTGCAACTGCATCTTCATCGTATTCAATCATTTTTGAGGACCCCTAAGTTTAGCCATTTCTTCCTTATGAACTCCTATGTCCAATGGATCTGGGGTCAATCCCCATCTTAATCTTTGTTTTTGATATTCAAACTCTTCGTCATCAATCTGTCGGCTGCCTTCAATAAACTTAGGCTGACCTTCTTCAATTCCATAGTGAGCAACTGCCTTTGCTAGCAATTCAATTCTTTCTTTATTGCCAAACATTGATGCTATTGAAAGAAAGCTGTTATCTTCGTCGCCAATCCATCTTCCATCAGGCATCTCCCAGACATAGACTCCTAGCCTGGTTTCGCCAGATTTCATTTGAGCATTCATTCTTTTAATGTCCATAGTTAATTATTTTACCATTCTTATATACATAAGTCCAGCTTTTTGTCACGCAACCTGACAAAATTATAGAATCTGGAACACAACCCTGTCTCTGGAGTATGTTGATACTGACTTTTCTGTCATTGCCATTGACGAACCTTGGCCAATAGATAAAGTTTTGCCTATATATAGGTCATAATGCTCTTGATGACTAATTGAGGGGTTTGAATATAAGGCTATGTTTTGATAAAGGTTATCATCAAGCACATTAGATCTTACTCCCAAAAGCTGCTTGCCATTAAACCAAATTGGACCAGATATAACGCTAGAGGTTTTTATCAATATATAGTTTGGCTCATCTAGATATAAGTAGGATGATATGTTGGTTGCTGAGGATATATCCTGACCATTTATATAGATATTGCTAATGTTAGATTTTGATATCGCTCCGCCTGCCGCCCAAGAAAGAGATGTCTCTGTTGCGCCAGTCTTATTAAATATTAAGTTTCCGCTGGAAAGAGTTTTTGGAGTAAATATCATTTCAATATTCCGCACATCATTTACTGAGTCTATAAAGAAGGCTGAAGATTTTGGCCTTATTCCATTATCATAATTTCTAGTTCTAATTGGATAGCTGTTATTTGATACATCAAAGTCCCAGGTAGTTCCAGATGTTGGTTGAGATATTGATAGATTGCTTCCGCCATTATGTGCAAACATTTTCTTTTCAGAATAAAAATATATTTTTAAGGAATACAGCTCTGGAATATAAAGATCTGGATTAGATGAATCAAACACTATTCTAAAATAAAGTATTTTTTGTGAAGAGAATTCTGATCCCTGAGTAAATCCTGGTATTGAAGATCCGTTTGAACATATTCTCCATGGGCCAAGCGCTGAAGTTTCTGAAACGTAAACTGAAACTCCTTTAGATGCCACCCAGTCTATTTTTGAAGACACATAGTCTTTTGTAATATTTAAAACTAGATCTTCTACAAACTCTCCATTAGAAAATCCTGAACTTAACTTGACACTGTTATTTATTGAATTATAAGATAATGCTTCATTGTCGTAGATAAGTGATTCCCATGATATTTGAACTGGATAAACATATCTAGTTTCAATGTCTTGGTATTTTTCTGCCCCTCTAAATAGTTCTCCTAGATCTGGAACTGAAATCTGCTCATCTGTATTTAAGAATAAATTATTGTAATGTGATAGGATTGCATCTGCAGTAAGGGCATATCTATAAACTGCTGGACAATCAATTATAAAATGTTCTCCTGCTGTGGAGGGTCCTGAAGATAAGGTTATGCTTGGATTGGTAAAAGATATTGATATTGCTTTAGATGCGACAAGGTATCCGTCTACATATAAACTCATTGAGTTTACCGAGTACACTCCAACAATATGCAAAACTCTATTGGGATTAGGTACAGAGTAATCAAGTCTTTCTGATTCTAATTTAAATACTACATTTCCATTTTGCCAGTACAAGCCAATACCGTCTATGTCTGCAAATAGTGGAGTTAAAGATGTTAGTGTTTTTGGGTGAATCCAAGCTTCAAGAGTAAAGTCATTGTCGTAGGTTGATGGAGTTGCAAACCCTCCAGTGCCAGTGGTTCCAGAAAAATCTTTTGAGATAACAAATTGAATTGATTTAGTACTATCTATTTTGTTTGAGTGCCTACCACCAGATACTATTGGCATCCCAGATATTTCAATCCCGCCTACATAGGACCCGTTGTTTCCGCATCCAGAAATGTCGTAGGCAACAGAGCCAGAAGTCTCATCGAGTTTCCATAGTCCAGTGGGCGAGTCTTTTATTGCAGAAAGATAATATGACATTATTTCCTAAAAAATATCTTTTTTAATTTCCTTAGTAGGCTAGACACATCTTGCTTATTTTTTTCATAAGCTTTATCTGTTCTGTCAATAAAGGCATGGCTCTTAAAGTAGGGGTTGAATTGAACATCTGTAAAATGTCTTCTGGGGATTCTTTTATAAGGAGTCATATTTAATATTATACTACAACAAGTCCCAAAATCAACAGTCTAGCTTTTTGTCAATTCCAAGATTTGAAAGGAATCTTTCTGGGTCAAATCTCCAGTTATCTTTGGCAAATGAGGTCATTATTTCCATACAGGTATTCTCATATGCTTGAATTGAAATTAAAGGTTTTAGGCCTAATAAGGTTTCTGTGACATCAATATAATTTGTTCTTAAAAATGTGGGATCTCCAGCTTGATTTCTTTTAAATATTTTTTCATTGACTCTTCCAGTTGGCTCATATAATCTAACTGTTAAATATTGCTTTGCAAATCCCCAGTCATTATACATGTTATATGCTTCTGCAGCTTCAATAGCATTTGAAAAGAATATTATTGACCTTGCTGGCTCTTCACCGTCTCTTGCAATTGTAAGCATGTATGCATCGCTTTTTTTATTTGCTACGGTCTCAAGGTAGTCTTTAACGACATCATGGTGTTCTTGTTTTAGCTGTCCGCTCATTTATGTCCAACCCATCTTAAATTTTTCTCTAAACTCCATATATGGAATTGCATATGGGTCTACCCACCAATCTTCATGCCAGTCTCTAACAACAAGCTTATACCCAAGAGAAGAAAGAATTTCTCTTTCTGCTTCACGCATACCTTTATTATTGTATTCAATTTGTGCATCGTGTTCAAACGTTATTATAGAAAATCTATACTTGCTTAAAGGGAGTGATATCAATCCGTGTAATGTTAAGTAAGGATTACCAACAGAATTTCCTTCTGGGGTGTAGCCAGCGTCTATGTCAACCTGAAGATAATCTATTTGTTTTGGAAAATTATTTTCTTCAAAATATGAAATATAATTAAAATGTGTAGCGTCTCCTAAAATGCAAGGGTTTTTTCTGTTTGTTACAAACTCCTGATGTCTTTGTCGGTCTATCTCAAAAGATACTCCGCTCCAATTATAGTCTGTTTCTAAATGATAAGTGTTGCTTCCTTTTTTAGAATCAAATGCGCCTAACTCTACATAAAAGCCATTTTCTTTATTTTTAAGCAACTCAGTAACAAATCTTTCTTGTCCACTATTTCCTTTATAATGCATTTATTTCTCCAAAAATTTCTTTATTCAATGATACATTATCATCAATATGATGCTTAACAAATACCGATGATATGTATCTAGTTACATCATTTTTAACTGGCTTTGTTCCATGCAATATTTTACCACCATGGATAAGCAATGATCTACTTTTTGGCTTATGCACTATTTTTAACTCAGGATACTCTACCTCTCCCCCATCATAATTATCGTTATAATAAAGAACCGCACCGTAAAATACCTTTTGATTAGACAGCCTATGGCCCTCATGATCATCAGTGTGAGGTCCAAGGAATTCATCTATCCTGTATCTTTGCAAGTTTATTCCAGTAACATCATGATTTCCAGAAAACAAATTAGAAATTCTATGATGAAAATCTAAAATCTTGCTATCTGGATAAATAAATTTTCTATTTAAAATCTTGTTGTCCCAAAATTCATATTGTATTTTTTCTCCAAACCAGTCAGATTCGTTTCTTAATTGTATAAATTGCATTACCTGATCAAGCTCATCTTGTGTTATAAAATTTTGTATTTCATAAACTTGATCAGATAATTTTGCAATTTTATAATCTAGCATAAACTAGATTATTCTTGGTTTTGTTCGTGATAGGCTTTTATGTATTCTTCTGATGGCCCTCCTGGACCTCCAACAACATACCCATCAACAAAGATAAATCCAGGAGTGATAAACTTGTCTCCTGATTTCATTATGTGTACCTGGTGCTTATAAGGATCTGTAGATGGGAAAATTAATGCACTACCAGCTTTTGGTTTTGCAGTAAATGTAACCATGTCTTTGGTTCTTGGATCTAGTGCATCATCTGGTGGTCTAAGGTGACCATTCATTTCTAATCTTAGATCTTCTGGTCTAATAACAAACGAGATCTCTCCGCCTTCGTAGTCATCATTCCAATAAATGATAATTGACCACTCTAAGCTGTTGTCTCCAGCTTGTCTATCAAAGTGTGCTCCCATTGCACAACCCTCAATATACTTTTGAATACCAACAAATGGTGATACGTTTGGAACACCCTTAAGACCTCTATCAACAATAAAAGATTCTGATATATTTTTAATAGCATTTCTAATTGTTGATATGATAAAGTCTACGTCTTTTCTTACATCTTCATCTAAATTTTCTACCTCAGAAAGATTGAAGTCTTTTTTCTTTCCAAAGATGTTACCGTCTCTGCTGCTTGAGTTCCAGTTTTTCCATCTTGGAATAACCTTATGGACTCTTTCATCAGAATCCAGCTTATTAATTAAATCAATAATTGCTTGTGGATTTTCAATTACATCTGAGTACATGTAAACATTTTCGTGCAACTTCTCTTCTAGCTTCATTAGTCGTTCTCCTCTATTTTGTATTTATTTCCGTCTAGATCTATCTTATATCCGTCTTTTAGTGCATCTTGCCATTCCGACTTTATTACTTCTTGTTCTTCTCTAATCTTTTTCATCTCTTCATCCCAAGCGTCGATTGTTTCTTGAGGATAATCTTCTGGAGCCCGATCATCCCAAAATGATCCTAGTGTGTATCTGATACCAGAAGTTATCATTGTAACCTCATGAGTATTATCAAAGCCTCCTGCAAAAGCCGCTAAGGTACCAGTCTCTGGAATAAGTGTATGGTTTTGTTTATTAAATATTAGTTGTCCGCCTTCAAACTCATCATTTAAATACAAGAAAGCTGCGTACCTACTTCTTTCAAATGGTCCTGTGTTTCCCTGTAAATCTGTATTATCTGAGTGTTCTTTTGCGTAAGCTCCAGGCTCCCATTTTTGAGCATGAAATCCAATCTTGTGAATATCTGAAGAAGGCTTGTTGTGTACCTCAGCAACTGCGTCAATAATTTTATTTTGCAAAGTCGAAAAGAAATCTGACGGTAATCCAAACTGATCTAGCTCTTCGTCACCATCTTGTGGCAATACAGAAGAGTATGACTCGTAAAAAGTAATTGGGGTCCAGGATAACTTTTCATTTGCTACCTGTGTCTCTAAAACTTCTATAACCTTTTGTGATTCTTCTTTTGTTAAAAAGTTTTTAAATACTAAAATATCTGGTGTTAATCTTTCTGAAGTACTCATTTATTTATATCTCCATCTAATAGTGTTCTGTGATATTTTTTATTTGGATCTGGCTGGTTTTCTCCAGTATGCTCTAAAATTTCCCAAAAAAATGGGCAGGTATATCTTATAGCACCTTTAATTTCAGTTACTCCGTGAATATAGTTCATATCTCCTGGGAAGAAATATGCTGCTCCCTTTTTGGGCTTAAACTGTACATCTTGAAGAGGGAAATATAATTCTCCGCCTTCATAGTCATCGTTTAAATAAAACAAACTTGAAATGTCATAATATGGAAAATCATTTGGCAATCCAATATCTGGAAGCTCATGAAGCTCTTTATCTGCATGTGGTTTCTGGAACTGTCCAGGAAGCCAACGAACAATTGTTGTTCCAGTTGGAGTTACCTTAACCTTATAAAAATCTTCAACAATTGGCTTTAGTCTTTCAAACAAGCCTTGAAGAATGGGTCTAATTTCTGGATCATTTTTATCTAGAGAGGGGCTTGTGCAAACTCTATCTTTCCAGTAGCTAGCATCATATACAGTTGTACCATTTTCATTAACATGGCTTTCTGTTATGTCCCATATGGTAATTTTTCTAGCAGCCGCCTCAAGGAATTCTATTTCGTCCTGAGTCATGAAGTTTTCCAACTCAACAATCATGTCTTTTCCTGTACCAAAAAAGCCAGAAGGGGTTAATGAAGGTGTCTTGTATACTACTGAAGCGTTTTGGTTTGTTGAATTCATATACTCATTATATCATTTCTCTTTATTAGAAGTAAGATCATTAATCTTAAGCTTTAATGATTTAACTTCGTGTCTTCCTAGGCTATTTCCTAAGTAGTCTACAGCATCTCTATAAAAGTTTGTAAAGCCTCCCTTTTTAGAGATTTCTTCCCATACCTTCAATCTTTCATCTCTTGCTGCCCAATCATGATCTTCAAAGACTTTCTTTTTTATATCTAGCTCTACTTCTTGATACTTACTTAAAGATATCGGTATAAATGTAGCTACTGGCATTCCTGCTGGTATTCTAATTACAGTATCTGGTCTTGTAATTTTCCAGGCAATTGGTATAGCTTCTTTTAAAACTGAAGTTGATATTACTGTTGTAAATGGCGTAGCTCCGTCTACAAAAAAATTAGGTGGAACTATTTGTAGCATTGAAACATCTGGACCTGTATCAAAAAATATACCTGAATAAAAGCTTATTGTTGCATTTGCTCTTTGCGTAGAGCATATGTTACCTGGATCTGATATTATTTTTACATGGTCTGGTGTGGTATCTGAAATCCCATCCCAAACGAATTCAATGTCATCTAAAAAAGATATTGACCAACCAATTGTATTTGCTAAGGAAACTGGGAAACATTTATATGCATGTGCATCTGAAGTTTCATCCATCCAGTCTCTTTTTACTTTGGTCTGTTCAATACGAGACCTAGTTGTTTCATTCTTATAGGCTGTTATTTTCATTTATCTCGTTATCCCATTTTGGATCATACATTTCTTGAGTATGAAATTTTTTGCTGTAATCAAGCATGGTCACAATAGAGTACTTAGTTCCATTAGAAACTGGCTTAGCTTGATGAGGATACATAAAGTTAGATGGGAAAACATATAGGTCTCCTGCTTTTGGCTTAATGTCTAAATCTTGAAGCCTAAAATATAAACCCCCATTATCATAATCATCATTTACGTAGCCAACCAAAGAGACAACGCAGTTATAAGAATACCCGTGGTCTTGATGCTCCATGAAGTGCTGGCTTTCACCATATTTGATAAAGTTAAAAGCCTCCCAATATTTAAGCTCCATTATGTTGTGTGCTTTACAGTAATCAACAACAGCTGGATATTGAGCATCATATACATCTTGCCATAAAGATTTTAGCTTTTCTGCATCTTCACTTTTATCTAAAGCAATATCACTTTTTTTAAATTTAATGTCTACACAATCTCTGTAGTCTGGCATTAATTGCTGATATCCTACATATGCTGGCTGGTAGGTATATCTTTTTTCTTTAGTTCCAACTTGTCCGACTGCGCTTTCAAGTCTGTTTATGATATCAAGATCTTTTTTTAAAACATCTCTATAAACAAATATGCCAGGCGCTAGCTGTTCTTTGCTGCTCCATGTTGGAGATATGCTTTTCTTTTCTGTTGTCATTTGTATTCCCTCTTTGTCCAAACTTTTGACTTGTACACTCCACCGTCGGGCTGACGATAAAAATTTGCGTTTTCAACTAGTCTATCCTGCATTTCTTTTATTTTTAAATACTCAACATCGTGTTCCCAGTCTTCTCTTTTGAATGGTAATACCTGCAAGAATGGAGTTCCTTTTGGGATTGTGCCCTCCCAATTTTTTGCAATAAAAAATGGAAATGTTCCAAGCAAATGTACTTTATCGTTATCAACTACACCACTTGTATTCATAAAAGGCAAATCAAATCTATTCATTGGTGTCATAAATAATGCGCTATATCCTTCTGGAACTTGAATTCCCCACTCTGGATACCAAGCAAAATGATCTTCGTAATAACCAATTGGAGAAGGAAACTGATCCATTGGAGTTCTTGCTGTTACAAAACTAGAATGCTTTTTGTCTTTTATTTCTACTGAAATCTTTCCATTTTTATTCTTTGAAAAAACTAGATCGCACGGAGTACTTAGAACATATCCAGTCATAAAGGCATCTAGTATTGCTGGGCATGCTTTCCAGGTAGGAATCTTACCATAGTCTTTAGGATTGCCTTCTTTTGAAACTGGACAAATTTCTTTTGTTGCCTGATAATATTCACCATTTGGCATTTTTGCAAATCTATCTGCCTCTTTATACCAAGAAGGTATGCTTTGTTGTGTTGGTTTAGGTACTGATGGACTAAACTTATTTAGCCAAGGCCTGAAAGACTGAAATAGTATTTTAATACTTTCTTCCATTCTCTTCATCATGATACAGATCATTGTAATCCATCATAATAACTACTGCGTATTTTGTTCCTGAAGATATGTTTAAAGATGCATGCTCATATACAAAATTAGATGGAAATAGAATGATGTCTCCAGTTTTTGGCTTAATTGTAATATCATGTCTAGGGAACTCAATCTCCCCGCCTTCATAATCATCGTTTAAGTAAACAACTGCAGAAACTGTACAAGTATAATATGGACCGTGGTCAGCATGTATTTTAAAGAATTCGCCTGGTAAATACTTTACAAAGTTAAATGCTTCTTTATAGTTAATGTTAAAGTTCCAGACTGACTCATAATGCCTTAAAGATTTGTTTAGGCCAACATCTACAATATCGTAGCACTCTTTTAAAACATCACTGTGAGCTATATACTTTCCAACTTGATCTCTTTTAAATTTTAAATCGTAGCAATTTCTAGCATGAGAAGTTGGAATTTCTTTGCCGTTAACGGTTGCTCCATGCCATTCAATACCCTGCTTTTTTAAAGATATTTCTTCTTCAAGCATTTTAATTAGACGCTGGCAGTCTTCTTGGCTTATTGCATTTCTGTAAAGATTTATTCCATAATCAAGATTTTCAACAAGAATGTCATTGTCAATTTTTTTAGGCTCAATTCTTACAGTTGTTTTTTCAATTCGTGGCAGGTCATACCATTCCATAATATCTCATTTCTACTATGACATCTTATCATACTATTCTAGAAAAGAAAAGTATATTTTGATTAGTACCAGCGGCCTCTGAAGCTTGGGAAGTACGGACCAAATCCTGGGAAGTACGGACCGAATCCTGGGAAGTAAGGTCCAAACCCTGGGAAGAACGGTGCTTTAAATCCTGGGAAGTAAGGTCCAAATCCTGGGAAGAACGGTGGGAAGAATGGTGGGAAGAACGGGAAGTATGGTGGGAAGAATGGGAAGAATGGTGGGAAGAATGGGAAGAACGGTGGGAAGAATGGGAAGTACGGTGGGAAGAATGGTGGGAAGAACGGTGGGAAGAATGGTGGGAAGAATGGGAAGTACGGTGGGAAGAATGGTGGGAAGAACGGTGGGAAGAATGGTGGGAAGAATGGGAAGAACGGTGGGAAGAACGGTGGGAAGAACGGTGGGAAGAACGGTGGGAAGAATGGGAAGAACGGTGGGAAGAACGG